CTTGTGGGCGAACACCGACGACTTGGGCGAGAAGAACTCCTCGCCCTCCTCGTTGATCCGGTAGGTCGAGCCCGCCCACATATTGCCGCCGCGGGCGCGACCGGAGGCGCCGTCAATGGCGGGGCCGGTGAGCGTGCCCCAGTTCTTCTTCTCGGGCTCTCCGCCGCCGAACATGGCGCCGAGGTCCGGCATCTTGAACAGCGAGCCAATGTCGATCTGCCCGATGGCGTCGAGGATCATCTGCGGCCACTGCGCGAACCACGCCGCGATGTTGTCCCACATGCGCTTCATGCCAGCGAGGATGCCGTCCACCAGTTGGTAGCCCATGTCCTCGTAGCCCGCCTTCTGCTCGTCGGTTAGCGTCTCCTGCTGGAACAGGGCGCCGAAGAAGTCCCCGACCGCCTTGGCGGTGGCGCCCCAGGCGTCGCTAATCACCTTGCCGATCCCGCTGAACCATTCGAGCAGCGGCTTGGCGGCTTCGAGGGCGGGCGATAGCTCCTCCCCGAGCCGCTTGGCCACGCCCCAGAACACCGACGACACCCGGTCCCAATACTTCCAGATGAAGAACCCGGCGACCGCGACCGCGGCGACCGCGGCGCCGATGGCGGCGAGGGCGGGCGCACTGATACCGGCGACCGCCGCCCCGACCGCGGTCAGGGCGCCGCCGATCCCGGACATACCGGGAGCGGCGAGGGCCATGGCCTTGACGCCATCGACCAGCTTGCTGAAGCCGGAGTAGTTCGCCCCCGACAGGGCCGCGAGCGAGGTCTGCATGGCAATGGCGGACTTCGCCGCGGTGCCGTAGCGGGCGACGGCCCGGAACCCCACCGCCAGCATGGCGAGGGCGCCGCCCTTGCCCATCAGACCGACGAAGCTCAGAGCCGTCGTCGCCGCCTTGAAGCCCACGAGGGCCACGGTGGCCGCGATCAGGGTGGAGGTGAGTTGCGGGTTCTTGTCCGCCCACGACCCGATGCTGTCCACGATGGGGATCATCTTGCCGCTGAGGTCGGTGATCAGCCGCAGCAGCGTCTGCCCGATGCTGGTGTTCAGGTTCTCGATGGTCGCCTTCCAGCGATCCGCCATCGCCTGCGAGGTCTGAAGGCGCCGGGCGTAGTCTTCCTCTACCGTGCCCTGCGCGCCCATCGCCTCGCCGCGGATGCGGCGGTACTCGTCCATGTTGGCAAGCATCGGCCGGATGAACTCCAGCACCTGCTTGTCGCCGAAGATGCTGGCGACGAGCTCGGCGTCGCCGCCCTTCGACACCTTGTCGAGCACCATCAGCATGTGCTCGACCGGGCTGATCCCGTTGTCGACGGCGTACTTGAGCTCCTTGGAGACGTTCACGCCGAACTTGTCGAAGTTCTTGATCGTCTCCTTGGTGGTCAGCTTCTGCATGAAGTTGGCCATGTTGTTCGCCGCCTGGGCGCCATCGGCGGCGCCCTTGCGGGCGACTTCGAGGGCCGCGGCGAGATCGGAGACGGCGACGACGCCTTCCATGCCGAGGAACTGCGCCGACGCGGTCAGCGCCGGGAACTCCTTCGCCATGTCCTTGAGCTCGAAGCCGCCCTCCTTGCCCGCCTTCGCCATGGCGTCGAGGGCCCGCTCGGCGTCGGCCGCCGGGACTTTCAGGTTGTCGACCACGGCGAAGGTCGCCCGAGCGAGGTCCTCGGTCGCGGCCCGGTAGGCGGTGGCGGCCTTGCCGATCGGCTCGGCCACGGCCAGCGCGGTTTCCTGCTTCGAGCCCATGCCGACGAGGAAGTCGATGGCCGTGGCCATATCGCTCGTCGCCTGATTGGTGTCGCGGGCGACCTGCTTGATCTGCTCGCCGAGGGCGCCGAGCTTTTCCTGCGGGATGCCCGCCTTCTGCCCGATGTCCTCCAACTGCGTCTCGAAGTTGGCGGCGGCCTGGATCGGCGCCGTCAGGGCGCCGCGCAGGATGTAGAGCGTGCCCACCACATCGAGCATTTTCATCCGGGCGCTGTTCAGCGCCTGCTCGTTGCGCTCCATGGCGTTGCTAATACCGACTGAGAAGCCGCCCTTGGAGTTGGTCTCGATACCGAGGAGGGCCGCGCCGACCTTGCGGGCCGGGGCGCTGACCTGATCGATAAGGCGGACGATCAGCGACGACGTGAGGGTCTTTCCGGCCATGGCTTATCCTTGCGGGGTCGTGTGCCGCATGATGCGGCGAGCCTGCTCGTGCATCCGCAGCAGCAGGAGGATCGGGGTTCTTCGGACGACCGGGTATGGCGTGCACAGGAAGTGCGCCACCTCGGCCGTTATCGCGTCGCCCCGGTCCCGCACCAGCCTCGCGAGACTGGTGATCAGGCAGGGGCTTAGGTCGCGAGCCCCTCGAGCAAAGGGGCCAGCTTCTCCGCCAGCCCGTTCACATCGCGGAAGTGGATGCGCCGGATCGTGTCGTCGGGGATGCCGGTGAAGGCGACCAGCAGCGGCCGGATGTGGCGCACCGACAGCCTGATCTCCTGCTCGGCGGTGAGCCCGAGCTTTTCGACGGCGCCCAGCACCCGCTCCATGGTTTCGAGGTCCGGCTCGGGGATCACGATCTCCCGGATCGGATCGGCGCCCGCGGTCAGGAGGACCGGGTAGGCGAGGGTGTGGGTGATCTTCGGCCATTCGGCGGAATAGACGGTCGCCGTGGGCCGAGGGGCCGTTTTGGCTACGGGTTCCGTTTCGGGTGCGGGCGGGGCGGCGGCGGAGCCGGACGGGGCGGCCGCGACATAGGGGAGCGCATCAGCTGCGTGCTGATTGGGTAGGTCGGTCATTTAGGGGTTCCTTGGCGGGGACGAAGGCGCCGCCGTGTTCCGGCCGCCGGGGGCGTCTGGCGGGCGGTCAGCCCAGCGAGGGGATGCGGAGAATGCGGTTGATGTCGGAGTTCTGGTCGACCCCGCCCACCCGCCACTCGTTGGAGAAGAAGTCCCAGTAGACCTTCTCCTGGCCGTCGAACCAGAGCTCGTAGTGGACGACGCTGTTCATCGAGTATTCGTGGCCCTGGAGCTCGCCGCGCTGGAAGGCGTCGGGCGCGATCCGGCCGAGCCGGGCTTCGATGATCGCCTTGGCTTCGAGCGCGCGGCCGGTCCGCTGGTCGCGGATCACGCCGTAGCCGGTGAACTTGTTTCGGACGCGCGAGCCCAGGCCGAACTCGGCAAGGAGATCGGGGTCGAACCCGTTCAGCTTGAAGGTGGGCTCCAGCTTCTCGACACCGACCTCGAACTCGGTGGCGACGAGGGCGCCGCCTGCGTGGTGATCGGCATAGATACCGGCAAGGTCCGGCAGCTTCAGTTCGGCAATGGTGAGGTGCTTGCTCTTGGTCGGGTCAGCATCGCCGACGAAGAGGTTCACCGCCTCCATGATGTAAACGGTCCCGCTCATGCGTGGGCCCTTTCTGTGTCAGGTAGGGTGTGGGGGAGGGGGCGGAACACCGCTGCCGTCAGGCCGCGATGTCCAGCTGTGCGATCAGGTTGTCGAGCAGGGTGTCGAGAGCGGGGCGGTAGCGCGACGACCGGATGCCCAGCTGGCGCAGGACCGGCGCCTCCTCGGCCGCGAAGTTCACGGTGAACTTGCCCATCCGGAGGTTTTCCGGGCTGTTCTGGTCGCGCTCGAACGACACCTTGTAGCCGAGGATGTCGCCCTCGGCCTGCAGGTCGCGCAGGGCCGACACCATGGTGTTGCGGATCGCCTCGATGGTCTGGCCGTTGATGGTGAAGCGCCCGAGGTAGAACCGGAGCGTCCGGAGGAACATCAGGTGGATGTAGTCCCGGCCGCGGGTGACGTTGTAGAACCGCCAGAGATCGTCCTCACCCGCGGTGTCGGTGCCGACGAACACGAAGCCGCCCGACGCAATCGCCGTCTCGACGCCCGCCTCGCCCCGGAGGATCACGCCGCCGTTGAGGGCGAGGATCGACTGGCCCTCGGTGGAGCCATCGGTGAGCGAGAAGTCGATGTTGCGGCCCGGCCCGACGATGCCCTGCACCGGCTGGTTGGCCCACGAGTGGAACGGGCGGCCGCCCTTTTCGTGGTCGCGGCGCACGCCGATGCCGAGCACGGCGCCGACGCTGTCCATGAGGGTCGCGCTGGCGCCGACCTTGATCCAGCTTTCCACCGGGATAAGCCGGTCGGACTGGATAGTTTCGCGCCAGTCGGTGTAGCCCTGCAGCGTCGAGTGCGGGCCGGTGATGACGGCATGGGCCAGCAGGGCCGAGCAGAGCGACGGGAGCGCCGCGACGATGGGGTTAGCCAGCTTGCCCACGACGGCAACGAAAGTGGCGCCCGTGCCACCGGCCGCCGCAATGGTGGGGGCGGTGACGAAGTTCTTGCCGCCGTTCGTGATGTTCAGCCCGGTGATCCCGCCCGTCCCGTCAACCGAGGCGACGGTCGCCGCAAAGCCGGTGCCGCCGCCGCCGGTCGCAGTGAGGGCAGCGCCGACAGTGAAGCCGGTGCCGGGCGCGGTGATGTTCACCGCAGCGACGCCGCTTTCCTGCTGGTGGGTGTAACCCGGGACGCCGATCAGCCGCGGCACGACCCCGAGCTTCGGCCCCGCCGCGCGGAGCGCGTGGATGCCGGTCTTGAGCGCCGAGTTGCCGACAAGGGCGGTCATCAGGGCCGCGGCGTCAACGCCCGGGTCGGCGCGGACGATCACCACGCGGGCCGAGCGCTGGAAGTCGCCCAGCTGCGCGTTGATGAGCTCCAGCTGCCCGGCGAGGGAGCCGGTGGGGCCGAGGGCCGCGATGGCAACCGGGTCGTCGCTGAACACGAGCACCGGGTCGTTGAGCGGGTACTGCTCGGGGTTGGCGCCGGGGGCCGTGCCGACGAGGCCGATCACGGCCATGTCGGCCTTTACGGCCGGACGCGGCTCATTGTCGAGACGCGTGATCTCGATCCC